CATGACGGATAGCGTCCAGCTCCATCGTTGTCGCCGCGATTCTCAGGCGTGAAGGCATAAGCGAGCTGTACAGCGCCTGTGAAATCTGCGGTGGCGGTCACTTTGACTTTATTGCCGCTCATAATCTGGACGCCTGCGACAGGCAGGCGAGTTGTGCCAGACCACAATTCAAAGCCGTTCATTCCATCCGTTGCCTGACTAACTATATCGGTGCGGAACTGCAGATTACCGACAGGAACATGGAAATCTGCCACGACTGTTCTCGATCCGACTTTATAGACGGCAGTAGGATGCAGTGGTAACCATGGCTTACCGGTCTCTATCCAGTGCCGAAGAGCTTTCTCGCGGTACAACCCCAGCCAGCGATAGCCGTGATTATGTAGATGAACGCCGTCCAGATACGGAAACTGATACATCGGCGTGCAGAGCTGAATTAGAGGGTTACCGACTGCTTCATCAAACTGGGCAAGCGGAATATCAGAGCTGGGGTAGCTCAGCCCCTCATAGCGTCCATGCGATGCCATCTGATAGATAATCATCGGCACGTCGTTATCTGACCGGCTGGCTGCCTTTACTTTCTGGCTCACTGTAGACTGAATCAGGCGCATTTTGCCGCGGTAGTAGTCGTAACCTGTACCGTTATATGCATCAGCCTCACCCTGAAAGAATGTCAGAGCTGGCATGCCGTATTGCCATCCGCGCGCCTCAGCCAATGCAACAGCCTGGTCGATTGTCGCCATAAACTTCGTGAATGGGTCGGTACCTGGCTCCAGTTGAGCCATTGAATAACCCTCCACACCGGAGGCGGCGGCCAGATATTTACGGTCCTGGTCCGGGTCATTTCGTTGCAGCTGGTTAACCAGACTGGTCTCATGGTACTGGCGCTGTGTTGTGTTAGCCAGCGACACAAACGAGGTGGTGCCTTTGTTGTATGTCGCGATACCGCCGTTAAACATGTAGCTGTTAACAACTGGCGTCTCAATACCTGCGTCTGTGCCAAAAGAGACCGAAAGGCTCTGGCCATAAGAGCGAATATCTGCCAGCTCAGGCCATGTCGTTGGCGCTTTATATGCCTCGGTCAGGACCTTTTTACCGAAGATATACTGACTCTGTGTTGCTGTATCCAGAGACTTAATCACGCGCCCGGCTGAATCTACAAGCTCCAGTATCTGACCGTCCGAAATATCGTCCTGCGCCCACGAATCATCAGCAGCGGTGGTAAGCGCCGGCAACTGGACTATATCGTCACTGTTGGCCAAATCCTTCCCGTAGGCTTTCATGCGCTGGTTTTCGTGATTCAGTCCAACAAGAACCCGCAAATTAGCGTCAGTAATAACTGGCAATTCGTCCGAGTCCTCACCCTCAAACGCCCAGGTATCGTCGAATTCCTGCGCCGTTCGAGCCTGTTCGTCTTCCACGGCCAGTACAGCTGTCGTGCCCGCAACGCGTGATACTTCAGTAGCGTTGCCGTTATCGTTACGGTAGGTAATGATTGCGGATTTCGCTTCTGGCCCCTGGGCCACAGAGAAGAACTGTCCGTTGGTGGTTTCGGTCAGGCCAGTGGCGACATCTTTTTTCAGGCCTGCGGTGGCGATTGTCGCTTTAGCCTGGTCGCTTGCCTGTTGCGCTGCTTTCTGAGCAGCCAGTGCATCTTCTTTGGCTTTCAGTGTGTCAGCGCTGGCTGATGACGCGGTATCTGCATGCTGAGCCGCCTCAGCAGCCTTATCTGCTGCTATTCCGGTCTGTTCTATGACAACCGCTACATTATTTTCAAGGCCGCTACCGATGTTCTGAGCGTTCTCGTAGAGACGTTTAATTTCAGAGTAAATGGTGGGTGTTGCCAGTACCGGGTCGGCAAAGCGAACGTAATCGTTCAGCGTGCCGGGCTCGCTGTTGCTCTCGATTTTCATGTCGCCCACGGATACGGTGCGGCGATCGTTGTTATAGCTGACAGCAACACGGTAGTAACCATCTGCCAGACTGAAGGAATACTCTCCTTCAGGGCCGGTAACCTGTGAAACGGTCATCCCACTAAACGCAGCACTGGAATTGCGCTGCGCCACAATAATAATTCTCGCCCCGGCCTGAGCTGCACCTGACTGGTCCGTCAGGTTGCCGGAGATTAATGTGTAAGCCATGGAGTCCTCTCTGACGCGGGGCGAAAGTTACTCGGTGACGGTTACTGCTGTGGTCGCAGTTTTGGCGCCGTCGTTTGTTGTCACTGTTGCTGTGCCGGTGCCTGCTGCAACGCCGGTAATCAGGCCGCTGCTGCTGATGGTGAACTTGGTTGGGTCAGACGACGTCCAGGTTACACTCCTATCGCTGGCATCTGCCGGCTGCACGTTAGCGGTCAACTGGCGAGTCGCGCCCACTGCTACAGAAGTGGTGGCAGGAGTAACGGTTACGCCGGTAACAGCAACAGTGTCGTCATCTTCAACCTTGGTCACTTGTACGGTCGTACCATCAGCAACCTTGAACTCGGTTGAAAATGTGACGATGTCGTTAGTGCCACCGTCAGTACTTAGCGCGGTGATTACCATGTAGCCCTGAAACTCAATCGGACCCACTTCAACACGCAGCCAGATGGTCGGCTGGCGGCCGGCGCTGATTTCAGTAGTGAAGTAGTTAACGAAGTTACCGAAACCAAACTGGTCCAGGCGATCGCGTTTACGCACTTCACCTTCGAAGCTGATAGTACCGTCTGCGTTGGTAGTGATGTTCTCAACCCAGCCACCGGTATCATCGGCATCAGAGTTTGTGGTGTTTGGTGAGAAGTCGAGAGTTTTGGATGTACCGGCGGCCAGCGCTTTCCATTCTGACTCGGCCGGAACCGTATCAGGGCAGCCCAGCGCCACCTCCAGCACAACGTTGCGGCCAAAAAGCTTGCCGTTCTCGGTTGGGCAACCTTGCATAATTGCTTACCTCATTTCAGATAATAAAAAGGCCGCTCAGTAGCGGCCGTATTGGGGATGGGGTTTAGTTACTCGCCATACAGGCAAGCGAACTGCAGGCGCCAGACCAGGCGACCTTCTGTTGTGAGTACCGGCGCAGGGATTCCGCCAATATTCTCGATATGTCCGATGCAGTCGTTAGGTGTGGGGAATTTCTGGACGTAATCGATGATGTCGCTAACCGCTTCCTCAGTGGCTCGGAAGTTATCTACCGGACTGATTACATCGACCATGACGTAGTATTCAGAGCTGAGGTCATTGCGTATCGCAGAGCCGCCGTTGGGGCGGAATACGATGAACCGGTCAGCCTTATTGCCCGTATCGCGCCATACCAGCATTTGCACCACTGAGTTATCGCAGAGGCCAGCGGCGCCGAACAACTCACGCACGCGGACATGCATCTGAGAAGTCATAAAGCCATCTCCTTCTTGATAGTCCGGTCGATAACATCCCGAGTATCCTCAAAGCCTTTAGTCAGGAACTCTTTCTGAGCCGTAGCTCGCCGGAAGGTTTGCGGGATATTGGGGTCGTGGACGTATGCGGCGTAGTTAGCTGAATAACCAACGCGTCCGGTCAGCCTGGTGCCGTTAACGTTCAACTCTCGAAACTGGCTGTTAATCAGGGTTGAGGTATCGATTGGCGTGTACAGAGAAGCCTGAGATGACCCGATAATTAACGCACTCTGAATAGCTCTGGCAGCTTTGCGCCCCTGAATATCGCCGATAAGCTTATCCAGATTCTGCTGGGCCTGACGGACGCCTTTAATTTTCACGCCCATATCAGACTCCAGTCAAAATTGCATAGTCATCTGCGATTCGCTCAAACGTGTCGGCGTAGCGGATAACCTGCATCACTTCATCAGCACCGGCCGCAATAGGGTCAACCTCATCGGACTCGCCAATCAGGATATAGTCGCCCTTCTTCGCCTCTGCGTACTCAGTCCAGTGCGTGTTTTTGATGTTCAGCTCAATGCCGATAGCGCCGAGGCGAGCCGTTGCTGTACTGCCGTAGTCGCACATAATGACTTCTGGCGGGGCAAATGAGCCATCACCATACTCATCTGGTTCCATGCTGCGCCAGATTGTCGCTTTGGCGGTGTAAGACCAGTTAGCTACTGATGACATCGCTAATCCCTCCAGGCGATGACAGACGGATTCGCAGCAGCAATACGTGGGCAGTGAATCACCCACTTGCCACTGCTGTTAACATGTCCGGTGGTCTGCCGGCCGTCAGAGGTTTTTATCCAGACACGAGCGAATGGTTTTGGTTGCTTCTGATTGGTGTCATTCCACGTCATTAGCGCCCCCCGCTGCACATGCAGCCACCTTTCCCAACCCAGATACCTGCAAAAGCCTGCTGAGTAGGGTCGTCCGGGATTAATGCAGTTGCGCAGCCATTTTTATCAAGACCTCTCAACAGAGCTAAGGAACCCTTCCACCTGTCGGAAAAAGACTGATAGCGGAACGACCTCGAAGCACCTGACGGGGCTGACTGAGAGCTGATATAGCGATCGCCCTGCCCCAGCCCCATCAGTCCTAACAAATACATCTGGATAAGCAACGCTGTCGCTGGCGGATAATTAGCATCAAGACACTCCTGAATGCTGTTCGCCTGCTCGACCAGCGCAGCAAGAATAAAGTCAGGCAGCGTGATGCCAACCGACTCCAGATATTCCTTCGCCTGTGCTGTGGTAATCATGCTGACCTCAAATATCAGCCCTCCGCAGAGGGCATAAAAAAACCGCCATTGCGGCGGCTGTTATTCAGCAGGGAAAAGCTTTTCCAGCTCACCTTCCGGCAGCAGTTCTGCCAGCTTTTCAGCGCCCAGATTGCCTTTGTATTCAATGCCCAGCTCATCCAGTCGTTTGGTAATCGCCTGCTTACGTGCCTGCTTATCGGTTGATGCATCAGGCGTGGCCGGAGTCAGCTCTGCTGATGCCTTACCGGAAAGCTTGCGGACATGTGATTTCAGCGAAGGATGCAGCTTTTCAAGCTCAACCACATCACCGAGAGAAACGCCATGCCACGGGCGGGTTACTTCGTATTTATCAGCCATGATTTATCCCTTATGCCAGGTTAGCGCCGTAGACCACACCAGACAGGCCTTCGCCGTCCTTTTTAATCTGCAAGCCTTCAGCAGACATAATCTGGAAGTTGTAGTTGCTCTGCGGCATCAGACGAGGAAGCGGAACAACACCAACCGCCATGCCAACCAGTGGTGAAATCACATCCTGACGACGCTGATAGCCGAAGAACTCATTGCCGCTAAGCGCGAAGGTTGGGCGGATTTCTTTGGCCGGGATGAAACGAGAGATGGCATCAGCCACAGTGCCGCTTACCAGCGCGTTGTTGCCTGAGTTAACGTTGATGAGATATGGCTTGGACATGTTTGCCCAAATCTCAGCGCTCACCCACAGGACATCATAGGCAGCGACTTTGTTACGGCGAGCAGTCAGGCCAAAAGCACCAGTCGGGCCGAAGAATGCAAGCATGTCAGCCGGTGAGGCTGTGGTCAGGTCGATATTCGCGCCGCCTGCGCCGCTACCGAGGTTAATCTTCGCAGTATTTCGGTGGTTACGGATACCCTGACCTTTGTAGCCATCGACAGAAATGCTGTCATCGCCATTCAGGTAGTACGCGACGCGCTTTTTGTGGAACTTGCGCATCTTGGCAGCCTGCGAGTCCAGCGCCAGGTCAATACCAACAGTACTCAGGCCAGCAGCGTGACGCCAGTTAACGCCATAACCTGCAGTAAATACCGGAATTGGGTCGCCATCGCCACCGTACTCGGTGTGGTCGAAGGAATATGGCGCCTGACCATCAATGCTGATTGATACGTCATCAGCAATATCACCGGAAACGGTATAGAGCTTGGCGGTTTTGCCGATAGGCAGCACGGTCTGTACACCTAACAGGTCGTTGATGATTTCCATGCCATCTTCTTGATCACGCATCTGAATAATCTGGCGGTCAATCTCAGCCCAGAATTCGCGAGTGAAGCCGCCAACAGCGTTAGCTGCCAGCATTTCGGCGGTCATGCTTGGTCGGTAGGCATTAACCATCATGTCGTGCTGATGATTGAAAATGTTGCGGTTTGCCCACAACTCGTTCCAGTGCCCGCGCAGGCGGCTGTTAGCAGCCAGTGTTTCAGCGGTAAAATACATTCTTATTCTCCTGATTAAGCGCCAGCTTCAGCTG